AAATACATAAAGATACTTTAATATCGAACTATGAAATCAAATTTGCAACTAATGAGGTTGCAAATCGTTTTAGTATTGAACAAAATATGAATTCTGAATGGTTGGGAAAAAGTTTAGGATTTCATGGTAAACATGGAATTGCGAAACACTATGGGATCGAATTATGATATTAGTTACTGGCGGCGCAGGATTTATTGGTGGTAATTACATCAAGAAATTCATTAATGATGATCTTGTTGCAGAGTTTGGTGAAGTTCTATGCGTAGATAACCTAACATATGCATCGAATATTTCATTCATTGAAAATTTGATAGAGTACCATAATGTCGAATTTTTCAAAGTAGACATTGCAGATCGGAGTTCGATGGGTTATCTTTTTAGTGAGTATAAGCATCAGATAAAATACATAGTGAATTTTGCTGCTGAGACTCATGTTGACAATTCAATTGCTAATTTTGAACCTTTCATATATACTAATGTACTAGGTACTATCAATTTGATGAAACATGCACTAGAAGTACCAAACCTTAAAAAATTTGTCCATATATCAACTGATGAAGTTTACGGTAGTTTAGATTTGGATGACCCAAATTCGTTCACAGAAAATAATCCACATCAAACTAATAGCCCATATTCTGCATCAAAAGCATCTTCCGATTGTTTCGCAAGAGCATTTTATAAGACGTATGGTCTACCTGTTGTGATAACGAATTGCTCAAACAATTATGGACCAAATCAGAACAAGGAAAAGTTGATACCAAAAGTTTGTTATAATGCTCTAAATGATCAAAAGATCCCAGTATATGGTGATGGTAAGAATGTTAGAGATTGGTTATATGTTGATGATCATTGTGATGCAATCAATTTAATTTTGCAAAAAGGTATACCTGGTGAGAAATACAATATCGGTGGTGGTACTGAGATTGCAAATATCGATCTGGTGAAGATGATTTTGAAGCTATTGCATAAGGATGAAAGTCTGATACAATATGTGACTGACCGTGTTGGACATGATAGGCGATATTCTATCGATTGCTCAAAGCTTGAAAATCTTGGATATAAACCAAAACACTCATTACAAGATGGCTTAAATAAGACTATAAATTGGTATGAACTTGAGAATGGAAAATCAAACAATGAATGATATGATTAAGACGCTTTCGGAGACAGTAAAACCGAAATATGTGAAAAATTACGATAATTATGAACATGGTCAATTTGTTCAATATTCTGGACAATTATGGGATCATAAGGAAATGTATGCTGCTATGGATACATTACTGAATGGTGCATGGATCACTTCTGGTGAAAAGGTTGCAGAATTTCAAAACGAATTCAGCAAACGATTCAATGTGAAAAATTCACACATGGTCAATTCAGGTAGTTCTGCTAATCTTGTTCTGATCACGGCTATGAAAAAGAAGTTTGGTTGGAATGAAGGTGATGAGGTAATCGTATCACCAGTTGGTTTTCCTACGACTATTGCACCCATCATTCAGAACGGATTGAAACCTGTATTTGTTGATATTGAATTGGACACACTCAATTTTGATATTTACAAGATCGATAATCTAATCAATTCAAGAACGAGGGCAATTTTCGTTTCGCCCGTTCTGGGCAATCCGCCTAATATGAATTATCTGATCGATTTATGCAAGCGATATGGTATTCATCTTCTAGGTGACAATTGCGATTCTTTGGGTACCCTTTGGGATGGTGATTTGATTACTGACCATTATTACGCATGGACTACATCTTTCTATCCAGCACACCATATCAGTACAGGTGAGGGTGGTATGGTTTGTTCGAATGATGATGATTTCATGAATACTGCAAGAAGCATTTCTTGGTGGGGTCGTGACTGTTATTGTGTAGGGTCGAATAATCTTCTTGAATGTGGTACTTGCGGTAAACGATTTGATAACTGGCTGAATGACTATGATGGTATTATCGATCACAAATATCTGTTTACAAACATCGGTTATAATTTGAAACCTTTGGATTTGCAGGGTGCTATTGGTATCGAACAGTTGAAAAAGTTTGATTTCCTTGAAAGCAAGCGTAGAGAATATAAACTCAGAATTCAAAAATTCATCGAAGATAATATTGAAGGTGCGCGAGTCATCAATGCATCCGAAGGATCTGATCCTTCTTGGTTTGGTGTTCCTATCTTCTGTGAATCTCAGGGTATGAAAGAATATCTTGTATCGTTCTTCGAATCAAACAAAATTCAGACTAGGAACTATTTCAGCGGAAATATCTTATTGCATCCAGGATATTCACATTTGGACGATCATAGGAAATATCCGAATTCAAATCTAGCATTGAGTAATGTATTCTTTGTTGGATGCTCACCTCTTTATAACGAAAAAGTTTTATCCTACATCGAATTTGTATGTAAGAAATGGAACGATTAATATGATATCAATAATTTACAGACCATTTTCTGGTGAAACCGAAGATCACCCATACCATAGACCCAATCATAGACCACACTGGTTTACAAAATATGGAACCTTTAAATCTTTGATGAATTCTATACGTCTTGCGAAAGATAAGGTGACTAAGTTATACGTTCTATTCGATGGCCATGAAGGAATTTTTTTCAATCAAATTAAAGAAACACTTCCTAAAGTAGGCGTTGATTTTGAGATGCATAATATTCATGCTGGTAGTGTATATAATAGTGTGAAAATTGCAACACAATTTGCTGTCACATTACAGGATAACATCTATATCGTAGAGGATGATTATTTTCATCTACCAGAAGCTATAGGTAAAATTGAAGCTGCATTACCAAATCTTGGTATTCTTAGTGGATATGATCACTTGGATCGTTATGTTCGAACTGATGACATTGAATATAGAAAAGAAATAAAATTTGATTATCCTAGTAATCATCATTGGAGAACTTCGGAATCAACCGGTCATACATATGCGGTATCTAAAAATTTGGTAAGTTCAATTAGTGATGCTTTATGTTCTCATGAATTCACAGCATCAGATAGAGAACTTTGGAGATTTCTACATAGAAATAACATTCCACTTTGGACTGCAATTCCTGGTTTTGTAACTCAAGTAGATCCATTTCTCTCACCTGGTGTTAATTGGGAAGCACATAGCAAAAATGTCTAAATCTAAAGTGAATTTGTTGGGCAAAGGTTTTGTTGGTTCTCGTTATTGTGAATTGACTCCTGATGTTATTGTTAATGATAGGAATGATTATGAAGTGAAAACTGATAAGGTATTATATACTATATCAACTATCGACAATTATAATGTTTACGAGAATCCATATTTGGATATAGATACTAATCTCACTACGCTAATCAAAACTTTAGAATCTTGCAAGGATAAAAATGTTACCTTCAATTTTATCAGTTCTTGGTTTGTATATGGTAACGTACCCCTACCTGCTAGAGAAGATGCTGATTGTGATCCGAAAGGTTTCTACAGCATCACAAAACGTGCAGCAGAGCAACTTTTAATCTCATATTGTCAGACTTTTGGTTTGAAGTATAGGATACTCCGTTTATCGAATATTCTTGGTGAATCGGATAGTAAGGTATCTCCAAAAAAGAATGCCGTACAATACATGATCAATGAATTGTTGAATGATCGTCCAGTTAGATTGTATGATGGTGGAGTAGCATTCAGAGATTACATGTATGTAGATGATGCAGTCAGAGCCATCAATTTGGTTATGAATAATAGTAAACCAAATCAGATATATAACATAGGAAATGGTGTGCCTGTGAAATTGAAAGATATCATCGATTATGTTGTAACAAAAACTGGATCAAAATCTCAGGTAACGAATGTTGCTCCAGCTAATTTCCATAATATTGTCCAGACCACAAATATGGTTTTGGACGTTGAAAAATTGGAAATGCTAGGATATAAACCGAAATATCAAATTAATGATGCATTGGACAAATTGATATCCGCTAAATAATGAAACAATCATAGTGTATTGTTTCTAGGGATATTATGCAAACTTTCAAATCCTTTCTTCTAAAAGAGGAAGAACAAGCAAAACAAATTAAGCACCTCACCCACGTTGAGGATAGAGTTTTACAGACAGGTAAACCTGGATTAACTCATGCTATCGGTTCTTTGACCGCCGCAAGTAATCATATCAAATCGGGGACCCATTCATCTCAGTTAACTACTAAGTATGATGGGTCCCCTTCTATTGTCTACGGTCATCATCCAGAAACGGGCAAATTCTTTGTCGCATCGAAATCTGCATTCAATAAGACACCTAAAATAAATTATACCGAAAAAGATATAGAAAAAAATCATGGTCATGCACCAGGATTGCAGAATAAACTCACACAAGCTTTAAAGCATTTACCAAAAATTACACCGAAAAAAGGTGTCTATCAGGGAGATATGATGTTCTCCCATGAAGATTTAAAACACGGTAAAAAAGGTGAGGTTTCATTCAATCCAAACCCTTCTGGATTAACATATACCGCTAAGGGTAGAGAAGCGGAAAAAATAAAAAAAGCTAAGATTGGGGTTGTTACCCATATCGTATATCACGGTAAAGATCCAAAATCTCTGACAGCACACCATGCTGTAGATCATGAAAATTTCAAATCGAATGATGATGTATATTCTATAGATCCTAGACATGACACAAGCAAAGTGCATTATTCAAAACATGATCAAGCAGAATTTGGAAAACACATAGCCGCAGCCAAAGAGATACAGAAAAAAGCTGGACCTCAGATGTATGAGATGACAGCCCACCATCAAGGCGCTGGAGGTCATCTGGAGCAGTATATAAACCATACTGTTCGCACTGGTGATAAACCAGATCACGTTGGTTTTAGTAAATTCTTGGAAAAGAAAGCTAATGATAAAATTGAAAAATTAAAGACGGATAAAGCAAAAAATCAAGTCAAGGATGAATTAAGTCAACACCTGAATCATATTCAGTTAAATAGACAGCACTATAATAATCTATTTAAGATTCACCACCATTTGCAATCTGCTAAGAACATTCTAGTCAAGAATTTGAATCAACATCAAGATTTTGAGCACCATCATTTTGGATCCGAGGCTGCACCTGAAGGATATGTGTTCCATCATGGTGGTGAGACAGATAAATTTATCCATAGACACGAATTCAGTAGAAGAAACTTACTAGGTAGAGATCGATGAAATCATTTTTAGAAGTATTGGAAGAGTCGGAAAAAAAACTAAAGCCTGTTGTAATGGCATTTGGTAGAATGAATCCTCCAACTACCGGACACGAAAAGCTTGTTAAAAAAGTGAAAGACCTTGCGGCGGAACATTCGGCTCCACATCATATCGTATTGTCTCATACTCAAGATTCAAAAAAGAATCCTTTGAGCGCAGAAGATAAAGTGAAACACGCAAAACGTGCATTCCCTAATACCAATATTGAATCGGCATCAAAAGAGCACCCAACATTTTTACATCATGCTAAAAAATTGAGTGATGCTGGACATAAACATTTGATCATGGTAGCTGGATCTGACAGAGTTGATGAATATAAAAAATTGTTAGACAAATATAATGGTAAAGAAGGTCATCACAATTTCCATAAAATTGAAGTGAAATCTGCTGGAGAAAGAGATCCTGACGCTGAAGGTGCATCTGGTATGTCCGCAACAAAGATGCGTGAACATGCTAAAAATAAGAATTTTGGGGAATTCAAGAAGGGCGTTCCTTCTGCTATGGCTCATCACCATGCACAAGAACTCTATAAAGATGTTCGAAAAGGTATGGGATTACATGAAAATGTGAATCGCGGTATGTTCAAGGCTATCTTCATTACTGGTGGTCCAGGTTCTGGTAAAGACATTGCAATCAGAGAAGGTATTGCAGAATCTAGAATCGTTGAATTGAATGCGAGTCAAGCATTCGATTATTTAATGGATAAGAAGAAATTGTCAGAGAAATCTAAAGATTTCCGTTTGGAAGCAATCAGAAATAGGGGACCATTACTGGTCAATTGTAGTGCTGATAATCTAGATCATATCACGCAAATCAAAGAAGAATTGGAAGAATTGGGTTATAATACCATGATGGTTTATGTTGATACTACAGATAGTGTCAGCAAACAAAGAAATCAGGGATTGAAACGTACAATATCTGAAGATGTTCGCAGAGAGAAATGGTCGAAATCGCAACAAAATAAAGTACATTATTACAAGATGTTTGAGGATTTCAATCTGTTTGTCAACAACAATTCAAATATTGAAACTATAGAAGAAAGTATTACTGATGTATATGATCATACAAAAGAATTCTTGGATAAAGATATTGTAAATGAAATAGCAAATGATTGGTTGCTGATGAATGGAAGAATCGATTTAGATGAAGCATTCTCATCTGTAGTAAATGATGATGTAGCACGATGCAAGCACGGTAAATTGCTAATCGACAATAATTGCACTTTCTGTCAGATGCAAAGAAAAGCTGGTAAAATCGATGATGTGAGAGATGGGGACGTTAAATCAAATTCCGATTACATTTTCAAGACGTATGAAGATAGCAATCCAACATTGAAAGTTAGCCCCGCACCAAAGATACCTAGCTTCAGAAAAGACAAGGAAACTGATAAAGCGAAGAAATCTAGATGGTTTAATCTACCTAGCGGCGCAATGAGGTCTACTGGATTGGGTAGAGAATTCGATACCAGACAACAAGGAACTGTATATCCTATGTCGGGTATGGGTGATGTTACATATAGAGAAGATGTAGAATATAAATACAAAAATGAAGGTTTGGCAGAAAAACCGCTCAAGAAATTCAATTCATTCAGAAGTTTTGTAGGTGAGGCTATTGATGATCCCGGTGCAAATGACATGGGTGTTGCTGGAACAGAAGGTGGAGCAACAAATAAAGAACCCATGCAATCGTACAAGGATCAGGGTAGAAACGTTGGTATAACAATCAAGAAAAATAAAAAAAGAGGTGCATGATGTTCACATCAAATAAAGTAAGTCAATCGATGATCGATGCTGTCAATTCTGTTATTGGAAATACATCAAAGAAAACTGATGATAAACCTACCGTTACAGAAAAAAATGTGAATGCACCTCAACAAAATCAAACAAAGGTTCTTAGTGAAGCCGAATATGCGAAGAAGTCGCCTATGATTGATGAGGAACTTCAAGAGGCTATCAATCAACTATCAGAAACCCTGAGCAAATCTGCATCGGCGGCTGATTGGATTCATGATTTCGTGCATTCAAAAAATCCTAAGTTTGCAGGTAAGTCTAAAGAAGAACGTAAACAGATGGCTCTTGGTGCATACTAC